CCGAATTGTTTAAGATCTTGTACTTGCTCTCTAGTAACTGCAGCAGCAACTTGGAAAGTTTCAGCAGCAACACTTTTAGAGAATAAAGAAAGACCCATTACTTTGTCAGCTAACTTCTCACCATCAGCTCTATTCATTGGCTCATAAGCAGCAGTTCCAGAAGTAACACCAGCTCCAGAGAATCCTGGGATATGGTCTTCTAATGCAGCAACTAAGTCAATAGTTTTTCCTGCTACAGCTGTAAATAAGTCAGCAACAGTTGTGTATTGAGTTGCAACACCAGCTATTTCAGTTGTTGCTACTTTAGCAACTTCATAGATAGTTTTGCCATCAATTCTAGATGTTCCAACAGAAGTAACACCAACAGCAGTTGCCTTAAGTACTAAGTCAGTCTTAACATAAGTAGGAGCAGTAGCGTTGTCTAATCTACCACCTTCGTATACGAAGTCTAGGTAAGATAAAAGACCCATTGGTCCAGCCATAGGAATAACTGGTACTAAATCTAAACCAATAGTTTGTGCAGCAACCTGCATAGCTAAAGGTAAAAGAGTTGGAGATTTGTCTCCAGATCCAGTTGCACCAGCTGCAGCACCGTTAGAGATTGCTGAAGGGAATGCTACGTTGCCCATACCACCAATATTCATTGGTCCAGGGTTGTTTGATAAAGACATGATGTTTGCGTCTTCATATAATTTATGGTTGTGACAGTAAGTCGACATCCATGCTAATTTGCTAGATTCGTTGATACCTGTAGCTTCCGAAATAATCGGTGCCCATGTACTCTTGATCTCAGCTTCGTTTAATAAATTTGCCATTTTAAATGATCGTTTTTTTTGTTTTTATTGTTTAAATTTCGACATTTAAGTGAGCTTTCTGCTTCTTTCGCTCTCATCGTCGATTTGTTGTTGTTTAATTATATATCCTTATTTCTGGAATCTTTTCTTGAAAGCATCAGCATATCCACTTACATCATAACCAACTGTCTTAGTTTCTTCTTTAGATTCTGTAACCATTGCAACTTTTTCCATTGCAACTGGAGCCTCTCTTAAGTCTCTTGTTTGCCAGAAATTAGCAACTTGGTATTCAGTGTTTAAAGTATGATATTTAGATTGTGCAGTTATTTGATTCTTTTTTGCTTCAGATAAGTTTTCCCAAGCAGTTGTATATTCTGCTGGCATTGTATCAATAAAGAAAGGTGCTGATCCAGCGCTCTCTGTTATTAATTCTGCATTAGTCATTAATTTTACAATTTCAGATTCAGTCATGAAACCTCTTTTAGAAACTGTGTTTCTAACATTAGTTTTTGATGCTTCATTTAATGTATTGTATTTCTCTCTTGTTGTAGAAGATACTACTCTAAAGAAAGATGGGTTTTCGTTATTCTTAACTGTTGCGCTTTCAACTAGTTTATCTAATTTAGAAGAGATTTCATTCTTATAAGCTTCTAATGGATCTAATGCTCCATCTTCACCTTCAGCTTCTTCTTCTCCTTCACCAGCTTCAACTTCTGTCTGTACATCATCTGTAGTTACATCATCAGATTCATCTTCTAAATCTTCTGCATCCGTAGCTTCACCAGTTTCATCTTCAACATCTCCTTCTGGAGCGTTAGTTCCGATTTCTTCTAGATCTTCTTCATCGCCTGCAATTACTTCATCAGCTTCGATTCCGTTATCTTCACCTTCAACATCTCCTTCTGGAGCATTATCACCGATGTTTTCGATTTCTTCAGTATCATCTGCTTCTTCAGCATCTTTTCCAGGAGCTTCAGCTTCTTCAACTTCTTCTCCAGCTTCTTTTGCTACTTCGATTACTTCTTCATTTAATGATTCAGCAATATACTCAGTATATTCAGAAACAGCTTGTAAATTTTCTTTTAAGTATTCTACATAAGCAACTAAGTTTTCTTTAGTATCAACTCCTTCGTTATGTGCTTCGGCTAAATAGTTAGCAAAATCTTTTACTTTAGAAACTGCCTCAGATACATGCTCTGTATAAGAGATGCTCTCATCTAATTTTTCAGCAACATGCTCTGCGTAAGAGATACCTTGATCTGCTTTTTCTGCAACATGCTCACTATACTGAATAGAGTTGTCTAATTTTTCAGCAACATACTCAACATACTCTGATAACGTTTTTACGTTCTCAACAATATGGTTATTATGTGCTTTTACATTTTCAATATCGGATTCTTCTGTTACAGTTTTATCTCCGATAGATTCTTTAAGTGACTTGATTTCATTTGCAAGGTACTCTGAGTACTTGTTAAAATCTTCAGCCTTTACAAAGTCTGCCATGGTTTGATTTTCTTTTATTTGTATATTTGTGTTTGTGTTTTCGATTTTTTCAACTACGGTTGGAACTAATTTATGCATTTCATAAATAAATAAAGTCTCATCGTTTAAATAACCATAAGATTCATTAACTCTAATAAGCTCTGCATTTTCAAATCCAGGATCAGCAACTAAATCATATGTAAATAATTGTTTGATCTTAACTTCACCATTAGATTCAACAGCACCTGCAGCTCTAGAAGAGATTTGTAAAGGAACGCCAGCATCAACTAACGCCTTAGCCTGACGGCCAGCATCAGTATCAAGAAGTCTAATTTTACCTCTAACCTCTTTAGTTTCTTTATCATAAAATAATTCTTCTATGATATGTGATACATTCTTTAGAGAAGTATCAAACGTTGTTGGGTGGTCTAATTCTCCTAAAAGCTTAGACGATGCAATTTTAGCTTGTAGAGCCTCAATCTGGGGAACGTATTCGCTCTCAGTGTAGATTCTATTGTTTCTGTTTTTTTGATCAATTTGACCAAAAATACCCTCTAAAACATAGTCCTTGTTTTCAGAAGCTACTGCAGTCAATGCAGATGTAGACTTCTCAACAATCAACAGATTGTGTTTATTTTTCATAATTGGTGTATTTCTTATTTTTAATATATATCATTATTATTTTAGTAAATATTATTAGCTTAATATTAGGTTATAAACCTGCTAATGGATCTTCCTCTTCTTCGCCTCCCTCAGCATCAGCATCTGCTTCTTTTTCTTCTTCAGCATCCTCTGCTGATTTATCAAGAAAGTATGCTGAAAGAACATCCATTTCACCTTCGGCAAATGCATCATTACCATATTCTCGGTAAAAATAGTCTTTAAAGTCTTTCTCTGTTTGTGATGCTGTAATAGCTCCCAATATCTCTGCTGATTTAATAGTATCTCCTGAGTCTAATTTTATGTCCTCGACATAAATTTTAGAATCTTCGCCAGCTTTAAGTGACCCTTCTTGAATTCTAGAAGCAGAAAATTCTTCAAATGTTTTAATGTTTTTCATAATGTATATATTACTTTTTATTCTTGTACTATTTTAGAATCCCATTCCATCATCTTCCGGCTCTGGTTCCTCTGCCTCTGCTTTCTTTTGCTTAGCTTTAGCGGCCTCATTACCTCTAATCTCGTCATCTGAGAGCTTTAGATATTTTTTAACTAAATACTCTTGGTCGAAGTAATACTCTTCCTCCATGGTCTCTTGGTTAGTTGTCATTAGTGAATCTCTCATATTACCGATAAATTCAAGTCTTTTCTCCATGATCTCCATTGTCTTTAATTCAGCAAATACATTCTCTTCATTAAATCTAAGAGCAACTTGTGTTTTAAATTGTGGGTCGTTAGTAAACTCTGGGTATTTAAGACACATTTGAATGTGTAGTGGTTTTACTAATATTTCTTGGAATGTAGATCTTAACCTTTTAATGAATTTAGAGAACTTAATCTCATCTCTAATCATACCATCAGCAGCCAAGTTAAAGTCTCCACCACCATCTTCATACATAAATCTAGAGTAAGGAATTTTAGAAACATGCTTTAATTTATCTGAGAAGTATTTAAGTGCTTCTGTATCGTTTAGTTCTGGTCCTTCACCACCAAGAGTTTCAATCTCTGGAGATTCTCCCTCTTTACTTGGTAGCCAGTACTCTTTACTAAATTGTAGCATTGGCTTCCCATCAGTTTGTAATGATGCAGATTCCCAATCAAAATCAACAGTCTCTTTATATGAATTCATAAGTTGAGAAAGTGATTGTCTTGCTCTTGTTTTAGATTTACCACCAACTGGTATAATAAACTTCATTCTAAATGAAGCGTTTGTTACAGCCCAGATTACTCTGGTATGTTCCATTATTCTTAATAAGTTAAAGGCTCTTACAAGTCTTTCTACATAAGATACTCTACTTGCAGTTGTAATTGAAGAGTATGAAATGTAAATGATTTGTGAGTCATATAACTTTCTCTCTTTAATTGGATCATCTTTGTATTGTACCCAAACCTTCTTGCCATCATCGTGGTTATAGCCAGGTATAAGTGTTATTGGGTCAATCTCTTTAAAGCCGATAACTTCCTTTTGGTCTGGGGAATAAATAATTTCAAATGATAAATATCCATCTACTAAGAATTTTCTATAGTAGTACCAAGCTGATTGGTCTGTATTAAATCCAAAATAATAATAGATCTGTCTAAAATATTTATTAAGGTCTTTATTAACTTCGTCTGAAATATCTAAACCTAGTATTTCTGGTTGGCAAAAGAAGTTCTTCTCATCATAAACAATAGTCTCATCACAAAGAATATCTAAGATATCTTCAATCTCATCGTTCTGTGAAAACTTTCTAAGTTCATCTCTTTTACCAGAATATGCAGTATCAAAGAATGGAATATTTTTCTTAAGATTAATGTCAGTCATTGACATTGCAGCAAATGCTCCATAGATATCATCCGAGTCTAGCCCTAATGGGTTTATCTGACCATAACCGATCTCTGCTTCCATCGGCCCAATTGCTTGTGACTGCCTTAGAACGAGATCATCATATCTCATACCAAACGAGGAAAGAGTCTTTAAAGCATTAGAAATGCTAAAAGGCCTGCTGTTGGTACTTAACGGTCCGTTTCTATTTTCTGTGAATCCTGCCATACTATCTTATTATTGTGTTCTAATTATATATCTTTATTCTTTAAGTAGTTACTGTATTGCTTTCTGAGCTCGTTAATTGTGATGCCTTCTAGTTCTAAAAAGTCCACAAGTGCAATCCTTCCCCAGTTTTCATATGAAACTACTTTTTGATTTCCTTTAAGATTTGGTATATATTGTCTAATAGCAAATCCTAAGCCATATTGGTCTAAAAACCTCTTGGCGCTTTTATAATCAAGTTTAATCGCACTCTGTATCTTAGCATTATTTGCTCGGACCCCAGAAGTTTGCGACTTAATCATACCTTTTAATTTTTCATAGATTAAATCTAACATATCTTCTTTAACATCTACTGGCAATAGATTTAAATTAATACCACAGTCATTTCCAGCATCTGTTGCATCTAATGCTAAAACAACTGGATTCTTATCCCACCATGGTAGTGTTGCCATGTGTTTAGGTTTATCATATCTAAAAACATAAATCATGCCAGCTTTAAATGGATCTGTAGTCTTAACAATCGTATTATCTCGCATTGAGGTAGAACCCTTATCATACCAGGCCCTAGCCTCTTTAAGAGCTTTTGATTTGCTACCAGCGTCCTTAGCTAATTTTTTTATATCTTCTTTTATTTTGCCCATTTTACTTTAGCGTCCTTTCTGTTAAGACTATAAATCTCCATCCTCTACTTTCTGCCCATGCCTTAGCATATACATATTTATCACGGTTTTTAATGAACTGCTCTGCCAAAAACTTATAGGACTTAAGAGCCTTTTGTGAATTTTTAGTAGGTGGTTTAGGCTTTTTAATCTGAGCTTCTGGTTTAATCTCAACCAAGAACTCTTCAAATCCATCGCCCGACTTTGTCTTCATATAAAAATCTGGATAGTACTTATGTTCTCTTTTATCAAAAGACCATATGTATTTAATCGTTACAGGCTCACTAGACCACTTAACTACATTATCTTTAGTATCACACATTATCATGAACTTACGCTCCCATGAGCTTCTAAATATGATTGGCATGGGTCCTATATACTTTTCTGGATTTTTAGGTGTAAAATAACCTTGTATAAATCCTGAGTTGCTATTAGGTTGTAGGTTCTTTATTGACATTTATATGTTAAACATGCCACCCTCACTATCTGATCCAGATGTATTAACCCTATCAATAGACATAGTGCCTTTATATTTTACTGGATGTATTTTATTCCAACCTTTAGCATAACCCCTCTTTGCTATCTCCGTAAAGTATGCAAATGCGTTAGGGTACTTAGGATTAAAGTTTCTCCAGTATTTTAATAAATCTAGTAGTGCAAATTGCAGGCAATCATTACGATCATCTTCATTAACATATCTTAGTTTATTTATAGTACGCTCTGCTAAAAGAATAAACATCTTTTCTGCAGTAGGAGTTAATTTATCTAACTCCTTAGACTTTACAATCTCATTGAAAAGGTCTTTATTATTTAAATAGTTCTTCTTTCTTGCCACGTTATATATGTGTTATTTTACTATTATACACAAAAAAACCCATTTGTTTCCAAACGGGCTTCCTTATTAATTTTATATAGAGTACCAGCTAGTTTATTAAGCTAATTCGCTAGTTGGCATTTCAATTAAGAACTTCTCTATTCTTAGTGGCTCATCCTGTACGAACACTGTTAATAAATCATCTTTAGATGCTGCAGTATATTCTAATGCATCAACCTTTAATTCAGTACCTGCGGTAATACCTTCTAATTGTTTTTTAAGAGTTGCAGTAACATAACCCTCGCTTCTTCCTAAAAGAGATTCAGATTCTAATGCTGAAATTTCTTCTGAGATTCTTGCAATTTCAGAGTTTAATAAAACATCTGCTTGTTTGATTTCAGGTATATTTATATCTGCCTCATCTAGTCTTCCCTTTTGGTCTTTTAAAAATGCAATCATTTCATGCATTAATTGAACCTTAGCGTTTCTTTCAGCTTTTCTTACTTTAAATGATTCAAGTATATCCTCAACCATAAAAGTAATATCTTTTCCAGTTTGCTCTACAACATACTCAATTGCTTCATCTGCTAACATTCTTTGAAAATTAACTAACTTAGTAGCTTCATTAATTCTACAAACATAAATATTATCATCAGCTCGTATTGCTAATACTCTTACATCACCATCATGCGATTCTGTTATAAAATCTAAGATCTTATAACTATCAAAGTTATTAGCTGCTAAATCAAAAGCTTCAAATAAAGGTTTATCTTCATATCTAATTTGACCTGCACTGAATGCAAATTCAGTAATTGACTCTACTAGTATTTCTGAATTATTTGTAAAGAATGCTTTCTCATTAGCTACATATCTAAAATGTATTGCCAGTGGCCCTCTTTTAATTTCAGCTAAGTTAGATTCTAAAAGTGCAATTTCAGACTTAATCTCAGAAGTAGCTTCTGGTTTTGATACTGTTGCTTTTTTAGATTCATTTAAAAATTCTAACTTTTTATTTAATATAGTCATTGTATCAAAGTTTGCAAGTGCAGACTCATCTACTTTACTAACTTTAGTTTTTGAATTAAAGTCATAATAAAATTCAATACCACTCTCATTAATAGTAAATAAGTTGGTTGCATTGACAAGTGTGTTAAAGCCTAAATGAGATTCATTAAAGGGCTCAACAACATTTCCTGTCATTTTAAAATTCTGTCCAGCTACATGAAAAACAAATCCATGATTATGTTTTAGTACCGGAGAGATTATGTTTTTGTTTGATTTTGTCATCTCTATTAAGATTTTTTGTTTTTTTATATATCCTAGTTTTTATTCTTTAAATGGAAGGTCGCGACCAATTACATTATATGAATCACCAAGTAGCGGCTTTTCATATTCAGTGTCTACTGGTTTTGTTAATGTTGAATTACCAAGAGTTGTCATTCTATTATCCTCTGCCTTTCTACGACTAGTTTTAATTAGACTTATATTTTCAACATAAGGTTCAACTAGATCAGATGCAATAGGTATATAAGATTCTTGTGTTTTAACCCAAAGTCCGTCTCCATTACATTCCCAAACTGTTCCATCTTCATCATAGTATACTGCACCAGCTGATAGGCATGGTAAATATCCATTTGGATCTCCATAATTACCATAGATTGCACCATTGGCATAATCCTTTCTAGTAAATTTAGTGTAAATATCCTCTTCGAAATCAAATGAAGGAATAAATGAATTAATATCTAAACTAAATGTAACTTTATGATTTGACTTATCATCAAATCCATATTCAATTGGTCGTTCTTGTGTGTAATCATCTGGCATTGAATATTCAGAAGAGATTCTATAAGTACCCTCATCTAAATGTCCAGCATCTACGTGGTAGAAGTTTGCCTTGTACATTTTTTTAATAATAGCTTCAGTAACTTTAAACATATCCAATTGGCTTGATAGCACAATTTCGATATCAACGCCTATTGTAACTGGAATCATTTCAAACTCTGCAACAAAACCTTTAAATTCTCCAGATGGAGTAAGCATATTATAGTGACCTAGATTTCTCTTATTCACTAATTTAGAAGGATCTACTGCAATACTTGTTAAATTAACAACACCCCTTGGTACTTTATCATAATTACCATCTGCCACAGTTGGATCCGGATCACAATTCTCACCATTCATTGTACTAAACAAAAAGTTATCTCTTAAGAAGTTTTCATCACCAGCAACTGCATAATAAAATGGAACGTCCACAATAGTACGTTCATTTGCAGTAAGTTGTCTCCAAAAACTTAATTTTGAATTTAAGTCTGCTAACAAACCAACGATTACATGTCTTACAACACTATCATCTTTATTAAAACGTAAATTATATGATGCCATATATTTATATATTTATTTTATTATATGTACCTTTGTGCCATTCTTTTCCAGTTTGGAAGCTTAGCCATTTTAAATCCAGCAGCTTTAACAAAAGTTCTCATTGAGATATCCTTTGCGCTTTTCATGAATTCATATATTTCTTCTTTCTCAGTAAGTGGCATTTCTTTAGGCTCTAAATGAGGAAGTAACAACTTCATTCTTTCCATAAGAGTAGCATCGCTTGGATTTACATCTATAAGAATAGATCTAGAACGTATTGCTCCATCTGGATCAGCCTTATCTTTTGCTAGATTTGAAATAAATATAACTCTACCTGCAAATTCAAAAGTATTGGGGACTATTCCATTTTCTAAAGCATTGAATTCTCCCTCTGGATCCATTTCAAAATCCTTAGGATCAAATACTGCGTTAGTTTTCTTTAAGTAAGATATTTTTCTAACAGCCTTAGTATCTAGGGCTGCCTTTAAAAGGTTTCTACCATTTTCATCTCTAAATACTGCATCACAATCATCAAAGACCAATGTCTTAGTTCTGTATTGATAGAACTTTTTATACATCATTATAACTGATGCTGCACCAGATACCATTGCATAATCTTCACCATCAACTAAACCTTCATCTTTAAGTGCTCGTTCAACATTATATGTTTTACCAGTACCAGCTCTACCTGAAATAAATAGAGAATTAAATGCTCCAGCGCCCACTCTTCTTGATATTTGGTAAATATCTTCCATAGTCTCTTCTAGGAATTTAACATCATCCATTAAAGTAGTCTCATTTGCAGTTTCTACTGCTGGCTTTCCTTCTACTGAATTTAAATTCCTTTTAAGTTTAATAAGAGCTCTATAAGGTACTCCCATTAATTCAGCTATTTGAGTAGCTGGAGTTCCTGCAGCTAAATGACCTTCAACTTCCTTAATTTCTTTACTAGTAAATGCATAACTTGATTTTTCTTCAACAACTTCCATTGCTTCAGAGACTGCATTAGCATAAGCAGTGTCATTTATTAAGAGTGCAAACTCATGTAGTAGTTTAATAATTGGAAACTTTTCAGAGCTTAGATTAAAATCTACAGTTCCACTTGCATGGTCCGAAGAATACTCTAATGAACCTACAACACCAGGTGTATTATTATTAGGTCCAATAACTCTAAACATTGAATCATTTTTACTTGAGTAAAAAGCAATACCTTCTGATGTAATACCATCAACTGTATTGATTACAATGAATGGGAATTTCTTATAGCTATTGCCTGTTTTCTTATTTATAAAAGCTGCAATGATATCTGCAGCCTTGTCTAATTTAGGATTATAAGGGCCTACAGTCTTTACGGTTTTGGCCTCATTTATAAATTGATTAAAATTAAATAGTTTCATTAAAAGTTTTTTTTATTATATATCATAGAATATGCTACTCTATATTTTCAATAGTGAATTTAGAGAAACCATTCTCACGGTATATTTGTATTTTCTTATCAAAAATCTCGTGTGGTAACACAGTATGGTTGATTACAAATGTATTTATCTTGTTTTCTTTAATGACCTGATTTAAGATCTTTAAGATATTATAAACACCATCATGATCTACTGAGCTTAGTAACTCATCTAAGAATAATAAGTTTAATTGAGGAAATCTTAGTTTTAATATTTTTATAATTGCAATGATAATAATAAAGTCTGCTTTCTTTCTCTCACCAGTCGAAAGTGTCATTGGATTAATATCTTCACCTAAATGATTAATAATACAATCAAACTTTTCATCAAATCTAATGTGAAACGGTAAGTGCATTGTTGATGCCATTGCTGCTATATTAGAATTTAAACCTGGTAGAATAGTTTTTACTGCAAGGTTCTTAACTCCATCTTCGCCTAATACCTGCTCTATGATTTCCATAAAGTGGTAGTCTGCGTTTAACGAATCTTTCTTATTAGATTTTGTAGCCTCTTTAGTTTCAAACTCTTCAATTAAAGTTTTAAGATGCTCAAACTGACCATTACCAGAGGTGCCTTTTAATTTTATAAGCTCTGACTTAAATGATTGCATTTTATATTTAATATCTGAGATTCCAGCATCAATGGTGGTTTTCTCAGTTTTTAAAGTAGTTGTGGACTCTGTAATAAGATCCATCTCTCCTTTAAGTTCTTTAATCTTAATAGTCTCAGCTTCAATTGCTTTAACAAAACTATCTTTTTGTTCTAGATGCCATTCTGAATCTAGATGGGTTTCACATGTTGGACATTGCCCTGCTTCATAAAGAGCTAATTTCTTTTTAAGATCATCAATTTCATGTTTCAATCCAGATGCTGTAGTTCTAATCTCTTCGTAGCTAGTTCTTTTAATGCCCAATTCAGATTCGATTGCTGCTCTATTAACTCCTAATTCTTTAGCAGTCTCATTTAATGTTACAAGAGATTCTTTTAATTCTAAAATCTCTGTTTTATTATTTACACTAGTCTCTTCTAGTAATGTATTTAATTTACCTCTTACTGATTTAATAGACTCTAGTAGCTGACTTAACTCAGATTCATAACTATCAATATCCATCTTAACCTGCTTGCGTTCATCTTTGATTTGCTTTTGCATATCATTAAGAATAGAGAAGCCAAACATCCTATCAATAATCTGGCGCTTATCAGTATTACTCATAGTTAAAAATGATTTAAAATCATTGATCGATAAGATAATAATATTCTTAAATACATGGTAAGGTATACCATAAACTTCTTCTTCAAGATAGTCTTGTACAGATTTCTTACCTGCTTTATCAAATTCAACACCATTAATCATCACTGAAAACTTAGTAGGCATTAAGCCCCTTTCAATTTCAATTTTCATAGCGCCACATTGAACACCGATTTTAACTTCTAGCTGTTTATTGATTCTATTAGGAAGATCAGAAAGTTTAACACCTTCAACCTTACCATATAATGCATATATGATAGCGTTTGCTATTGTAGTTTTACCGTCTCCGTTTTTACCTAATGTTAAAAATAATTCTGATTTATCTTGATCAAATTCTATTCTTTGTTTTTGGTTTCCATAAGACGCAAAGTTCTTAAATTCAATATAGTCTATTCTCATCTTTCAGTATCGTAATTATATGCACATTTTGTATAGAGCTGTTGTAGCTTATCTCTTACCTTTTGTTTCGTTTCTTCATCACCGCCGATTCCTTCAACATACATATTACATAGATTAAGTATATTGTAATTCTTATACATTTCTTCTATCTCATCAATGTCATGAAAATCTTTATCAATATAATTATCTTCTTGATAAATATTAGGTTCTAATTTACGACTGATATTTTGTATCTTATTTATAAGTCTTGATAATGCGTTTGATGTTGCAATTTGACTAGGAACATAAAGATCTACAAAATTGTTTTCTATCTGTGTTTTAAATGCACCCAGTGTTATATCAAAGAGTTGTGTGACATTATACTTCATGAACTTAGGTGATATGTGGTTTTCAAAGAAAGTCTCTGACATGTCATCTAAGTCAACTAAATCGAAGCCCTTTGTATTATTAGCATCAGACCTTGTTAATTGATATGGAGTCCCGACCATTAATAACCTATCTCTTTCTTGTCTATAATGAATATGACCAGAGAAAACTCTAGTGTATTTAGTATAGATGTTGCTATCAGTTCCATGTTGGTTCTTAACCTTAGAATTTAAATAGATCCCTCTTACCTCTGAGTGGCAAAATACTATTTCTGCTGTTGGGTAATCTGCAAGCGTTTCTGCTTCATGATCAGCATCTCTGCGCCATGGCATCATTAAAATCTTACGACCATTCCATTCCATTAATTTAGGCTCTTTATAGATCTGTATATTTGGGATCCACTTAAGACTATCAATTGATGTGATCTCATTTGATTTTTTAGCCCAAATATCATGGTTACCACAAATAATATGAACTGGTAAAATTTCACCTAATCTTTCAAACAGATTAACTGCATAACTTAAAACCTTAATATTAATTGATTGTCTATTGTCAAACGTATCGCCTACTTGTACTAGGACATCACCTGGCTTTACATGTTTCTTAAGAGTTGGAATAAAAACCTTCTCAAAGAATTCCTTCTGAATTTCTAGCCATTCAATCGAATTAGCCCTTA